TTAAGGTGGTCTATTGCCTTTTGTATATCCTTAGACATATCATTATCTTCTTTCTTACCTGCTCTTAGTAAGTATGCTACTGCTACTCCTAAGTTATAGTTATTGCCTACAAAGTCCTCTATGACTTCGTGTGCTTCCATTTTGTAATAAGTTCCTTTGTAGTAATTTGGTGTGTTCATAGTTACATATGTAAATCAGTTCTCTTTGCTATTGTTCCATTGGGTTTCTTTATTATACCCCCATATCCCTCGTGTTCCTTTATGTACTTGCCATAGGTCTTACACTCCTCGCAATATGTTTCAGGCTTAACTACTTCGCCATTAACAACTTTTACTGTTGTCTTATGCACCTCAAAGGTTTTACACTCACATTGATATTTCATTGACTATCTTTTTTATACCTTGAAAACAAGTATTTAAACAGCTACTACAATTAGATGTAGTGCTATATCTAGTTCTATGTATCTCGTTATAAAGGGTTATTAATTCTGCTTTAGCTTCTTTAGTTGTTGCTCTACCACTTTTGCAGAACTCCCATACCTTTAGTATTCTTTCTTTTTGTTCTTCTGTTACCATTTTCCTTTAGGGCATTTTTCTGTTTTCCAAGCTGCCTTTGTTTCTATTGGACAACCACATATACTACATTCTACATCAGGTGTTAAGTGTGGACAACGTGAGCAGATGTATGCTCTATCGTAATATGTAGTAGCATCTACATTCTCCATACCACCTAACAATCTTTTACTTACTGCCTTTAGATAATTATAGGTCTTTACCATTAAGTTTGGAGTGTCCATTTCCTTTCTCTTGTCCATATCTATAAAGTTTAATAATTCCTATTGGTTCGTGTTCATCGCTTAGTACTATATCTACATCATCAAACACCATTTCGTCTAAGTTTATAATGTATTCTAATTGCCCTTGTTCATCATAACATTCTATGATGCTTAGACCATACCCCACTAACCTCTGTAAATCATCATAAATCATTACGCTTTTCTTTTAATCTTTCTTTTATATACTCTTTAACTTTTTTAATAGTTATATATATATTCATTCTACTTATCTTGGTCTTTTTACTAAGGCTAGAATAGGTATATCTTTTGCCATTATCATCACCAAGTACATACAGTCTAAATAACTCTCTATCATACCAATACAATTCTGATAAAATACTATTTATCATATCGCTATCTTCTATAAAATATAAATCTTCTGCTTTTAGTTTTAACCCTTGCCTCATTACATCATCATTAAATGATATATCTTTATAAGGTCTGTTGTATTTGTAGTAGTATTTAGAAGTTTTAGAATAGTAATTGTTTTTACATAGTCTAATAAAATACCATTTGATTTTTTTATCTGCAATAAGTTGTTCTAGCTTTTCAGTATCTTCGTATAAAGACATAAATACTTCTTGTGTAACATCATCAACATCTTTAGATGGTATGAAGTTTGCAGCAGTATTTTTTAACTCTCTATATAGTTGATTATCAATCACATACGATTATACTAAAAAATGTGTGTATGTTTATAGGTGTTGAAAAGTATTTGTTAACAAAGGTCTTTTACTTTATCTTTATAAACTTCTATCAGATATTCTAAATCTGACTTAGAGTATTTAACAGATTTGTGGCTAAGTTGTACTATTTCATCTACTGCATCTCTACCTAGTTCAGATACTAATTTGTTGCCATATATCCATTTCTCGCCCTCACTATATAGATTGCACTTAGGACATTGTGGTCTGCAATTATGTTCGTGCCATCTCGTACTGGTATGCTTACGACTTTGGAAGTGTCCGTTGTGCATCTCTTTAACGTGCTTTATTACACCACAAGTATAGCACTCAACCATACCGTAATCATCAGCGTATGCCCATCTAATGTATTGGCTGAATACTTTATCTAGTTCTTTTTTGAGTTGTGCGTGTGTTTTAGTTTTCTTTGCCATTCTTTTTGTTTCTTTTCTAATCGCCATTCAAAGTACAAGGTAAGACCTGTGTACATTATTCCTATTATGATTGCTATTAAATATATCTCTCTCATTTTAATCGTTTTGCTTTTTGTATTGTTAAGGCTATTTGCTTTTGCCCCTCTATATGTTGCTGATATTCTGTTAGCCTACCCTGTCTGCGTTTTTCTACTGCTCTATCTTTGTAGTCTTTAATCCATACCGACCACGTTCTAACATTAACAAATGCACTTGTACCTTGTTCTGCATTTCTTAATCCCTTGTCAAATGCAAACTTAATCTCATCTAATGGTAAATTAGTATGGTAAGTAATTAAGTCGTTGTATAATAGTTGTGCCATACCTTTCATCTGTTCTTTATCAGGCTTCTGACCTAAAGAAGTGTAACACATACCCACTAAGTCAAGGCAAAATAGTTTTACCTCATTGACTTGACCAGCTTTTAACATATCAAATACTCTCATTCTTAATTTCTTTTTTTGTTCTAATTCTTTTACCCTCTAACATTAGTCTTTGGTCATCTTTCTTGCTATACTCATATCCCATTATCAACATAAACGGTGAGCAAGTTACTAATTTCTTTTTAGTCATTTAACATCTCGTTTCTAACACTTTGCCAAGTGTCTATTACATTATTCTTTTTAGTACCAAACTTACTTTCATTCTTACTCCAAGTCTTTAACCTACGAGCAATATCAAAAGTCTTTTGTAGTTCATACCTCAACTTAGTCTTAGACTTGTTAGGCTCTGTCCAATAGTCTATAAAGGCTTCTAACAACTCTACACTATACAACTCTTTAAACGCTGATACTTCCATTAAAAACTTATTAGTAACAGTATCTAAGTTTCTTTTAACCTTAGACCTATCATCAAGCTGGTAAGATTTATAGTTTACAACAGTTATAAGAGAGTTTTTAGTAGTACTTGCTATGTCTATATACCCTTGACTTTTAAGCCTTTGTAATCGCTTGTAAATGGTTGAGGGTTTAAGGTGCAGTTCTTCACTAGCAGTTATCCTACCAGTTATGAACTCACCTATATCAACCTTCCTACCATAAACCATATTAGGTGTAGTGTTAGCTTTTAGTATGCACCACACAAATACTTTAAGTAGTTCTGCATCTGCAAACACTCCGTTATCTAATATCTTACGATGTAGCTTAATATAACCTTGCATTATTTGTTTAGTTTATACTGTGCGTATCTTACAGGCTCTCCAAATTTATTCTCACTCTTTAATATAGTAGTTTCTATGTCATAGCCATCATCTTTTAAGTCAAAGACTATCGCTGCTAATCTCATTATACTATAATCAAAGAACGCTTGAACTGGTGTTATTTCGCCTATCTCTTGCAAATGTCTTAAAATTTTTGTTTTCTGTGTTAATTTTGCCATAATTTTATAATTGTTTATTTATTACTTTAATAGATATTTACGGATTGATAATAAGTCAGCAATAGCAGTATCTACCTCATCAATGGCTTGTAGTTCATTAATAGTGTGTAGCCTATCTGTCTGTGTCATATACTCATCAAATACATTGTTAAAAATTTCTATATACTCATAGTTGTATTTTGGATTTTGTATATAGTCTTTGTGTAGTTTTAAGTAGTGGTAATAATTAGTTCTATGCTTACAGAAGTGTTTAGCCAACTGTGATGGCTTCATACCACACTCCATAAGTATATTGCAGATTATCATACGAGCCATTACTTGTTTACCAGTTTTAGCTTTTACATTAATATTATCTTTATTAATGTCTATGTGCTTTGATGTCAAGTGCATCAGCAATTCTATTTCTTTATTTATGTTCACTTTTTTTTCTTATTATGTTATCTATTAATGTTTCACAAATTTCATCTAATTCAAAACCATCTTCATCTAAAAGAATATCAGCGTAATATCCTTGCGTGTACCATTCTAATACTATTTGCAATACCTCTAATTCAGTAAGATTTAGATTGTTTATTAAATCATCTTGCATTAGCTTGTAGTTTTATGGTTATCGTCATCGTTTAAAATCTTGTAAATGTCAGGCTCTATTTCTTTTATCTTACGATATATTGCCCTCACATCTTTCATCACCTCTTGCCTTTTGGTTTTGGCAATGTCAACCCCTGTAACCGAAGTTACTAGGGATTGTGCTTTTGCTAATAGTTTACTCGTTGTCTTTTTCATCTTAAATCTCGTTTTTCGTCAGCAGACATTTCAGCATAATGTTCTTTCATCTTTTCATCATACTCGTATTGTTCTATCATTTCAGGATATGCTTCTTCACATTCCATACATATATCTACTAACTCATCTTCTATCATTCTCACTTCATTTTCACAACCACAACAAGTAGTAACAAAGTCTGTATCTCTCCAAGAGAAAAATATATAATTATCGTAATTCATAATTAAAAAGGCATATCGTTAGAGTTATCTATCTTTGGTGCTTTCTCTCCTTTAAGTACCCAATTAGAGAATATCTCTGCTATCTCTAATACATCACTAGGAGTGCCACCATTGTTACACACAAAAGATGTTGCGTTAGTCAGAGAGTTCTGCTTAACAATCATTTCTTGTACGTTGTCATTCTTAGCTTGTGGTTTAAATCCACCACCTTGTTGGAATGTAGATACTGGTTTAATCTTAGGATATTTACCATCTACAAATTCATACTCGGTTTCTTGACCAATAACAAATTTACATTGTTCATTCTTTGACATACATTGACCGGTATCATCGCCAATAGTTACTTCAAATTTATACATTAAACCGTATTGACCTTCCCAAGTACCGTTTGCTTGTACGTTTTTTACAATTCCTCTTTTAATCATTTTTAATAAGTTAAAGTTATAATTCCAATTATGTCTAGCACTATTATAAGGGTTGCTAGACTTAACCCTAAAGCGTATGTTATTTTTGTATCTCTACTCATTTTTGTAATTGTTTAGATAATATTTCTACTGTCATACAAGACATCTCTCTTTTAGCTAACTCAATACCCTCTGCAATTTCTATATTGCCATCAGTGATGTTTTCTATTCTTAGCTTTTCAACTCTGTCAACTGTGTTACTTAAAACATCTTTAACAGTAGATAAATAAACGTGTGTCTCTTTCTCGCTATTTACGTTGTAGTAGCTTGGGAAAGTTTCTTGAAATAATTTTTTTAGTTCCATAATTGTTTTATAGTTTAGATATGCTTATTGGTCTTTTACCAATTTGCTCCCATATAAATTCGTGAGCATTGTTTACATTGTTAAAGGGTAAACTCATTATAATAGGTTGACTACCTTTAGTTACCCATACTTGCCATTGTGTTAAAGTTTCCATAATTTTTAATTATTTATTTCTTAATACTTTAGATAATATTTTATTAGCTTGTGTGTTGTTTTTAGCATTAGTAAATACAAAATCTACTAATCTACTTTCGCTATAACCATTTATCCATTTATTTTGTGCCTCTTTAAATAATTGTTGTAATGTCATTGTTTTAATTTTAATGTGTTGCTTAATTGCAAACACAAGGCAAATATATATACTTTTTTTTAATTATCAACAAAATATAGTAAAAATATTTATATAAATATATAACTACTAGATAGTATTATATATTAAATAATATATATATATAGGGAGTATTATTCTTAGTTGTGTTCCTTTGTTGTTACGGAAAACTTGTAACTAACTGATTATAAAGGCATTAGGATATTTATAGGAAGTGTGCCATTTTCTTTGACTACCATACAACCTATTGCTGGTTTCTTTCCAGCTTTAGCATAAGCCATTGCGTAACTCTCGTGGTCTATACCACAACCTACTTGACTACCAAAGATACGATAGTTCTGACCTACATAGTGTTCTGTATAGCATTGTGTGTGTAAGTGTCCTTGTACGGTGTTCATCATATCTGCTCTGCATTTAGTTCTTGCAGTACCAGCTTCACCGTGAATGTATTGCACATCATTTTTTACATAGCGTTCTACAAAGTTCCAATTAGGCACTTCTAAGACATCTTTGTAGCTTTTAATCCACTTACTAGGGATTGCACTAGTTTGTGCCTTACGCATTATTATACGGTCGTGATTACCTATTAAAACAGTTGCAATAGGGAACGCTTCATACCATTTAGCTATTTTACTTATAGCTAAATCTAGTTCTGTTTTACCTGTATATTCAGCATCAATAGATACCTCGTGATAGCTAGAATAATGGTTGTCTATGACATCTCCAATAAATACAACCTCGTTGCAGTTATGTGTGTGGTATTGTTCTATGCAAAAATCTAAATAGCCATCTAAACAGAAAGGCTCGTGTATATCGCCAATAACCAGTATGTTATTAGTTTTGTGTTTACGATAGTTTTGTAGTAGTAGTTCTTCATCAGGCTTTAGTCTATAACGATTGCTTCGCATTTTCCTTGATTTTAATTACTTTTTCGATACCTCTGCTTCCAAAGTAGGCAGAAAAACTAACGAGTAGTAAACTTTGGTATATCTCTTGATACCCATTAGCTAAAGTAAACTCTCCTATGTTCCCGTCTAAGAAGCTGATTATCACAAATATAAACAAAAGAAAGATAAGTGATGCAGGTCTAATATTTTTAGCTAACATACTACTGTTAACATCTGCTTCCCACCTTCTTGTAACGTTATCTTCTATTACTTTAGTGTACTCTGTTTCTAAAGACTTTAGTTTAGCCTTTAGTATTAACTTTTCTTCTT